GATTGGAAAAGTAATTGCTGGAAATGGTGTATCAAGTGTCCAAACCCAAACACAACCGCAATACAATTATGGTGATGGTGAAGACGAAATTCAAATTCAAGCACAATATCAGGATTCTTCTGTAACAACAAAGAAGGGTCAATTAGGATTTGTAGATAAGTCGTTTATTACAGAAGGAGAAGAAGGGTTTCGATTGGCAAAGATTCGTATTCGCGAGGAGAGAATACCAGCAATAGGTGATAAAATGGCTAGCCGCGCAGGGCAAAAAGGTACGATAGGTCTTATTATTCCAGAAGAAGATATGCCTTTTACATCAGACGGTATTCGACCAGATTTAATTATTAATCCTCATGCTATTCCAAGTCGTATGACAATAGGTCAATTAATAGAGTCTTTGTTGGGGAAAGGATGTGCTCTTTATGGTGGATACGGAGATTGTACTGCTTTTAAGACAAAAGGTCCAAATACAAAACTATATGGATCCATGTTAGTCAATGCGGGTTATCATGCGAGTGGTAATCAATTGTTGTATAATGGAATGACAGGAGAACAATTACAAGCAGATATTTATATAGGTCCTACCTATTATATGCGTTTGAAACACATGGTAAAAGACAAAATCAATTATCGCGCACGGGGTCCAAGAACACTTTTAACGCGTCAAACAGTTCAAGGAAGAGCTAATGATGGTGGATTGCGTATCGGTGAAATGGAACGTGATGGTGTTATTGCACATGGAGCATCCCATTTTTTACAAGAATCATTTTTGGTGAGAGGTGATGAATATTTTATGGCTGTTTGTAATAAAACGGGAGCAGTATCAATATATAACAAAAATAAAAATCTGTTTTTAAGTCCATTTGCAGATGGTCCCATTCATTTTTATAATACAGTGGATGGAAAAATGAATATATCAAACGTTAGTAAATTTGGTCGTTCATTTAGTATATTGAGAATACCTTATGCATTAAAATTATTAATACAAGAATTACAAACAATGAATATTCAAATGAGAATAATTACAGATGACAATGTTGATCAATTGATGTCAATGTCCTATTCTAAAAATATAATGGAGTTGACAAAAAATGTAGATGTATTAAAATATGATGCTAATGAAACTGATGCAGAACCTATAAAAGAGATGGGTAAAATGAATGAATTTATTAAAAATTACATTAATTATATGAATACAAAAATTAGGAATAATGAAAATAAACTTTATAAAAAAGAACAAGAACAATTGAAAGCGCTCAATGAAGGAGATTCGAGTTCGTTTGAAGTTGTTTATCCGGAAACTCCGGAGACGGAGTCATTGCAGTCTAGTGATGAAAATCAAGACGTTATAGGTCCAACAACTCCGTCTGATTCACCTCCGACTAGTATAGGTCCAACAACTCCGTCTGATTCACCTCCGACAACAAATGAACCAGACATTGATTTTGGAACAAAAGAATACAATGATTTTTATCAATCATTGCCAATCAAGAGTAAAAAAATGATTATGAATTTGCCACCAAAAGATAGATTATTGATATTGAAAAAAACTAAATTATTGAAAGAGAGAAAAATGATGGAAGAAGCGTTACAACAACAAGAACAACAAGACGAACAAGAACAACAACAACAACAACAAAACACAGAACCAGAGAAAAAGAATATCTTGGAGTATAGCGAAGAGAAACCAGAAGAAACGGGTGCAGAATCATCTAATGAAAATGTAAACGTGGAAATAAAAGTAGATAGTAATAATGATACATCATCATCATCGTCATCATCAAACACTAGTGTTAAAAAAATAGTGTTTTAATTTTTATAACATGTAAATAAATAATAACACTGTAAAATATTATTATTTATTATGAGGTTAGTTTGTTTTGGTCTTAATGAGATTCGAACTCATGATACAGCATTCAAAGTGCCGTGTGCTAACCGCTACACTATAAGACCAGGATGGAGTAATATATATTACTGAATTTATTACATTCAAATCTTTATATTATTTATACCACAAAAAATAAATTTAAAATTGAATTAAAAAGAATTGATTGTAATATATATAAATCCCAATCCCCAATAAATAATAACATTAATATCAACAACACTATAATATGGCAAGTCAAAATGCAACATCAGGTATAGGTGCTGGTATAATTACATTAATATATAAATCTAGAAAAAATGTATTGGATTTATTAGAAAGACAAGGTTATAACGTAAGTGATTATAGCAATTTTACTGTTACTGAAGTGAATGCAATGTATCAAAATAAGCAGTTGGATATGTTGTTAGAAAAAACAACAGAAGACCCAAAAACAAAACGCAAAAACAAAATATACATACGATATTATTTAGCAAAAAATTTGCGCCCACAAAACATTCAAGAAATGATAGATGATTTATTTCAATTGGAAGAAGTTTTAACGAAGGATGATACATTGTTGATTATAAGTAAAGATGAAATGAACGATACTTTGACTAATTTGATGAAACATATTTGGGAAACTGATAAGTTGTTTATTATTATACAAAATATTAAACGTTTGCAATATGTTATTTTAGATAATATTTTAGTTCCAAAACATAGAATTATGGAGGAAGATGAAGCGATCACAATAAAAGAAAAATATAATTGTTCTGATGTAGATTTACCGGAAATATCTCGATTTGATCCAGTTGCACAAGCAATATGTATTCGACCAGGTCAAATTTGTGAAATAATTCGTCCTAGTAAGACGGCAATAACAGCATATTATTATAGAATATGTGTTTAAGAATGGTCAAAAACTCCAAACAAACACAAACACAAACACAAAAACAACAAACATAATGTAATCTATTAGTAAAATAAAAATAAAAATATATTATAAGATAATAGATAATATGGTTTTAACGAATAATGATATGAATGGTCTAGAAATAAACAATTTATTAACATCGTTTAATGAATATGAACCAAAAAATAATGAAATTCGATTAATAGAGAAGGAGACAAAAGATAAAATTAAACTAAAATCAAATAAATACAAAGAATACAGTGATGTGTTGGATGCATTATCAATTGAATTTAATGAAAATCTAATTAATTTGGAATGGTATTATATTGCATATTCAAAATTTCCCGATTTTCCAGAATATTCTAGTAATTATTATAGAATTAAAAATAGATTGGATAGTATTATAAATGAAATGAAGTTAATTGCTAGTGAAATTCAAAAAAATATTGATTATTTAAATGAAATATCTCGAATAATAAATATCGAATTGGATATTTATCGAAAAGAAAACAAACGATTGGAAAATAAAGTCGAAAATGTGGAATCGGTGGATACTACATCACAAGGATTAATTGATGATTATACTGATTTATATAAGAATCAGAGATCATACAATATAGGTATGGTAATTACTTTTGTAGTAGCATTTTTTATTATGAGAAAAATATTTTCAAACAAGTCTACTAATGTAGAATCAACACAGTCAGCACAACCAACAAAACCAACAAATAAATCACAGTAGTAATTTCAAAAAAATGTAAAATATTTAGAATACTACATATTTATTTTATTTTGCAATAATAAAGAATATTAAAATGAAGTTGACATATTTAAATATCATGTATTTTTTATATTATAAAAAAATACATTTTTTATATAACGATGTACAAATAAATAAACAGAAGAAATCTGCTTTTGTATCTCATTTACTAAACCCTTGTATGTATAAATTGAAAATTCCATCAACAGTTTACAACAGTAATATCATTGCAAAAACATATATAAATACTTATGTAAATACCTATGTAAATACTCACGTAAATACTCACGTAAATACAAATATAAAAAACAAATTATTATAAACAATCACAATAATTTAATATATTAATAATATAATATATTAAAAAATGAATATTAATAATGTGAATGCCGAAATAAATTCAAATATTTTAGATTTAGAAACGTTACAACAACAATTTAATACGACATTACAGAATTATAATAATACATATACTAATTATTTAAATTCATTTCCTTCATTTACAGATCCATCTGGTTCAGTTAAAGCTTATGATGTAAGTAACGTTGAATATATTTTTCTTCAAGGAAGAATGATCTTAGAAACATCAGGGCAATTAATTTCAACAACGGATTTGTCGAATTCAGATATTTCTGGATGTCAAGCTATATGTCAATCTTTATCAAATTGTACAGGTGCTACATTTGATTCTCGTAATGGAAATTGTATGGCTTATTCAGGTGAATATAACTTATCAAATGGTGGTCCAAATATAAATTCATATACTGCAATCATTCCAATGACAAAACAACTGTTAATGCAATTGAAAGCTTATAATGCACAATTAATAAATTTAAATAATGAAATTTTATCGACATTGAAAGACACTCAGCCAGTTTTAGACGAAGAAATACAGATGAACAATGTTGCTCAATTAAAGGCAATAGGGTTTAAAGAAAAGCTCTTAGCAGAAGAAATAGTAATAGCCAAACTATTAGAAGAACAGGAAACATATATACAAGATAAAAACGATACTTATAAGGTGGTAAATAGTTATTACATTCAGTACAAAATATCGATTTTTATCATTTTAATATTAATTGCATTATCATTGGTTATATTTTCAGGTTACAAACCAAAACTGTTTATCATTACGGTAATACTAAGTATGTTTTTTATATGTAAATTTAATATTTTGTACATAATTTTGGTGGTAGTTTTATTTAAAATATACAAATTAAATGTACAAAATAAAGTGATAAAAATGCCTTTTCCTACTAAAAATTCAAATTCAAATTAAATAAATAAATCAATAAAAATTTTAGTATATGATTATATTAGTACAACTATATAATCCTATATTTCATATGTTTGAAAATTATGCCAATATTTATAATGATTCTAATAAATACGCAAACTTTGGAATATCTCAACAAGAGAAGAAGTTTTTAAAAAAAACAAAACAACAGAATTTACAAAGTAAAAATAAATATGGATTGTCAGGTTTTAGCAATAGCAGTGGTAGCAGTGGTAGCAATACTGGTTTTGATTCAAAGATAGAAGCATTTGGATCAATGAATCAAACACAATTTTTACAAAGCCCACAAACTTCATCAGGAATAAACCTTGGATTACCTCCACCTAGTTCATATCCATCTAATCCATCGAATACTCAAACTGTCACTGTACAACAAATAAATAATCAAATACAATCATTGAATAATCAAAATAAATTACAAGCATATAATCCAAAAAACCCATCCAATAATTTAACTACCTATACAACACAATCGGAAGCGGTTTTATCGCAAAATCAATTAACAGATGAGGATATAGCAAATCTAATAAGTTTGACATTCGAATATAATCAATTGATAAAACAGTATGATAATGTACAAAATGATCTAATGAGCAACGCTGATAATCAGGTATTGAGTATGAACTCAAGTACTAATCCATATTTAGGACAGAATTTAGAAATCTCGGGTGGTATGGTTTATTATATTACTAACGCTGGTATAGCTCAACCGTATGCAATTCCACCTACAGAATTACAGAATTTATCACCAATGGAATCACAAATGATCAATGCATATTCACAAATTACAAATACACCTACTACAGTAAATTCAACGAGTGCTATAAATGCGACGATATATGATAGTATGGGTACCAATTATATCAATACAACTCCTGCTATGCAAATCGGTAATCCGAAATATCAATGGTATTCATCTGGAAGTGAGGGTACAAACGTTTATGCAAATAATTCACAAGCCTTATCATTTACAGATTCTTCTTATGCTGGTTGTTATAATACAACTATAACTAATGGACAGCAACCATTAATGTCTTTAGCGCCTGGTTCGCAAAATGGTAATTATACTTTTCAGACATGTCAACAAGTAGCATACGATAGTGGTTCCTCCTATTTTAGTTTTAATGTATCCAATCCTAATAGTCAAACGGGTACATGTTATATGTCTAATTCTCAGGCAAATATGAATATTATGACTACACAATGCCCTGCAGTAAATTATACTTATAAAAAATTATGGAGTAGTAATATTACATCAGTTAATGGAAGTGATATGTCAGGCAATTATATGAGCTTAGATCCAGCAGGAAATGTAGTAATATATAATAGCTCTAATATGGCAATATGGTCATCCGATAATAGCAATAATGATTTATCAGTTACTAATTATATAGGTTGTTATCAAAGTAGCATTACTAGTCCAGTAACAACGGATGTAACTACTAAAGTGCCAACGTACGATCCAAAGGCTGTTTGTACGGAGAAATATTGGTGGGGAGAATGTGTACCTGGTAATTATTATCCTGCAGGTACTTATCTAACAGGATATAACGATGTAACAAATCCTGTAACAACAAATGTAACAGTACCAACCATGCAAGATGTAACAAATTCTTCCAATAATACATGGGAAACCTGTTATCAATATGCATATAATAATGGTTATCCTTATTTTGGTGTAAGTAATTTCAATCCAACAAATGGTACAAGTAATTGTTTGGTATCCAATGTTCAAGTTGGTGGTGGTGTTCCAAACAATTGTTCATTAGAAGATCAGTTATACTACGGAGGTAATGGATCAAATGCTGTATATTCAGTATCAGGAGAACCATTGAATGCTTTTTTAACACTTCAAGACAATGGTATGATTACCGCATTTACAGGAACTACCTTATATGATCAACAAAAAATTACATGGCAAATGGATATGAGCGGACAGATACAAATGACTAATTGTCAGATAGTTACAGATGCAAGTTATCGACCTATTATGCAAACAGGACAATGGTTATATGAGGGTGGTATATTAAGTTCGCCTAATGGAAACATGTGGTTGACTATGCAAGGAGGTAATCTAGTATTATACACATCTTCCAATACACCAAAATGTTATGGAATGACCACACCAAACAATAAAATATATTATGCTGGTGACATTTCAATGAATGCGTTATATACTATGAACTATACAGGAAATCCTGATTATTTAGGTAATATTGGATATGTAGATCAAAATTCGGTTTTATATCCATATCCACAGAATCTAGTGGGTCAGGGAAATACATTTACTTACATGGGTAATTATGATTCAAGTGGTTCAGCAATAACAGATCCATCCAATGGATCCATTTATTGGACTGGATTAGATTTATCAGGTGCAATGCAACAGTGTATTAATTTATCATGTAATGCATTTGTTAGGTATAAAAACGAGAACACAAACACAAGTGGTACTAAATACTATTTCAAATTTATGCAAAGTGCGTTCGCCACACCTACCTATTCACAATCAGCGTCGAATTATTTGCCTCGATTTCCAAGTCCAAATGCTCAATTTTATCTTCGTAATCCGACAGTAAATAATTCACCTTATTGCAATAAATCAATAACAGGCATTAACACTAGTTTATATAGCAATTATCAAACAGCAGATACTCCAATGAATACATCTATGCAATGCATTAATATAACTACTACTGATTCAACATTGAACGAATTATCTAAAAAAATAAATGTGAAATCAGTACAACTCACTAACCTGCAAAATAATTTAATGAATAAAACTATGACAGTAAATCAGCAAGAACAATTAAACGAAATTATATTGGGTCGTCAGTTTAAAGAAATTGATACTATAGAATCGAAACAACAAAAAATGAAACAAAATGCTATTAGCGCTCAAAATATTAAAAATGATTCCAATATTGTAGTGTTACAAGAGAATCAAAGCTATACATTGTGGAGTGTTTTAGCAATTAGCATAGCATTGATATCGATTCATGTCATACGTTAATTTTTACCCGCATTGTTTTGATGACCAAAACTAGTAGACAACCAACAACCAACAAATAATGATATTTTATAAAATAAAATATCATGAATAATTAATATTTGCATAATATATCATAATATTATAAAATACAAGAAATTATCTGTATTTATATCATAAACAAATATATAAGTAAATATGTCTACAACAACACAATCATTAAATAATTCCAATATGAATAGTTTGATTAATGGTGATTCATCTACTACTGCAAATATTCAAAATTTACAAACTATAGAAAACCAATTATTACAAAATTTAGAAATGGATTTAGCACAAGGCAACCTTACAGAAAGTGAGGTAAATACAACTATTGATCAAATAAATTCAATTTCTTCTATGAGAATGAATTTATTTGATTCATTGGGAAGTTATAATCAATTTTATCAAACAAATTTAAAAATGGCAAACGATACATTGTATCAACAAACACAAGTATTAGATATTTTAGAAACTAAATTAAATGATAATAAAAAAAAAATACTAGCCTTAGCAGAAAACAAAAATAATAACATTCGTTTAGCAGAAATCAATAGTTATTATAGTGAAAAATACAAAGCACAAGCTCGTTTTATGAAAATTGTAATACTATTAATATTACCAGTGTTAATAAGTGCAATATTAGTGAAAAGAAATTTGATTCCTTACAAGGTTTTTAAATATATATCCGTAATTGTAGGTGTAATATCTTTTTTCTTTTTAGTGAATCAATTATATTTCTTTTCAACAAGAAATAATATGGTTTATCAAGAAACCAATGTGCAATTTAACGCCAATAATGTATCTACTACTCCATTTGGTGATTCTAGTGGAAATGATGTTAGTGGAAATGATCCGTGGTTTATAAGTTACAATAACACATCATCATCTAGTAGTTCTAGTTCTAATGTATGTCAAGGGTCAAATTGCTGTTCACCCGGTATGTCATACAATGCTGGATTGAATCAATGTGTTGAAATAGAATCATTTCAAACATTAAACCCAGCAACAACTTCTTCACTAAAATCCTTGTCACGGGGTTCAGCATCATCATCATCATTCATTCCATCACCTGTATTAGGTGATATTAATAAAACGGATAATCCTTTAATAAGTAAAGATTTGGATTATAATGCATATAAAAAAACTACAAATAAAAACTTAAAAGATACAGATACCGCTAGTTGGAATAATATAATGACAACAGTAGATAAATTAATATCTACTAAAAAAGCGGATTATACAATAGGAATGGATTCACTTTCGAGTTATAATTCATAGTTTTATTGGTATTATGGACAATGTGTAAAACTTTATAATGTAGAATATAACAATATAAATTATTATATTATTATATATAGTAGATATAACATATAGATAAAATTATGAGTTTATTAACTAATTCTGGTAGTTTAAGTGATTTAGCTAATGCTTACATGCAAAATGCACAATCAGTAGCAAATGGTGATAATAGTTCTAGTGGATCCATACCAATAGCAACCGTATCTAGTCAAATGTTCACACAATTTAATAATTTGGTGACAGCACAAACAAATGCTGCAAATTGTGATGCATCATGTATATACGAAGCTTCACTTAATGCATTGTTTAAAACGATGGAAAATGCAAGATTAAATGAAGTAAAAGCGCCATATGAATATGAACAAGCAGAAGAAGCCTATTACGCGTTTTTAGGGCAGTCCGTGCCAAACAATTTCCAGGAACAGAAAATCAATGAAAAATACAATGTTCTAATGGAACAATATAGGCTACAATTTGACGATATATTTCATAAGAATTATCAATTAAATAATAATTACAATACAATGTATATAAATACAAATAACAGCTATGAGTTATATTTGGATGTTTTAAATACAAATGAATCATTAAGAAAGCAATTTAATATTACGGCTTCTAATATATTTACAAATGATCGTAAATCAATCTATGAAAATGAGGGATTAAAAACAGTTCAAGCTCATGGTAAAATTCTCTTTATTTTTCATGTTATTTTTGTTATATTTTTTATTTTTGCGATTTTTTATTTTAAAACCTCATTATCTATTTATAAAAAAATATTGTTAATAATTCTAATAATATTACAACCTATGATAGCCCGTTTAATTATGTTTGTTTTGAAAAAAATATATAATAATGTTAAACAATTATTACCAAAAAATGTGTATTTGACTTTGTAAAATAGAACTATGTGATACATTTATTTCCTGTTTCGATATATACAATTGCCAAAAGTTATTATACTCCTTTTCTTTTGAGAAGACGGTCGTCTAATACCTGGAACGCATAAAACCACCTAAAACTATAATAATGATTAGTATTATATTTTAATCTTCTGTTTCAATTTCATTATTACCTGGATCTTGTGTTAATATATCAGCATCTGGATATAAAATTCGAACACCATGCCATCCTGTACTTTTACATTTTCCAAATTTCTTGTCCATATATTCATATAGTTCAATACCTTTTGGCATTTTACGGTAACCTTGTGATTCCTTAAACCACGAAGTAAATTCTTGTGTTATTTCCTTCTTCTTAACTCTATCATTTGGATCACCAGTAAAGACAATCATTTCACTAACAAATCCAGAAATGTGATCTTGACCTTGACGATATTTATCTGCTGATGCCATAACAATAGGACAATCTTTAACTATACCTTGGGTTTCTAATGCTTTTTTTACTAACATACTTGCAAATAATGGTGCCCAATTAGGTATTTTATCTTTCAAATTTTTGTCTTTTGGAAAAACATATCTTGGGTCATGATCGGTCACTTCATCTTCACCTTTGAATTTTGACATAAAATCACAAATACGAATTCTTCTCCATGTTCCATCATCATTGCTATTAATTTCAAACAAATAATTTGCACATACTACTAAATTAAATTGCGGTATAAATGTTTCAGTTTCTGCATAAAGAGCACGAGCTTGAATCGGATCTGAACCGGTTAATTCTTTCATAACACCCTCATTAATTTTTTCCTCTTTTTTTGGTTCTTGCATAACAGCATATCTAACTCCTTTTAATTGCATTACTTCTGACGAAGTTCCACCTATATTATTTCTATCTCTTGTTACTAATGTAATCGGAACAACACCTTTATATTCACCTAATGTGCGTGTCATTAAATCTGTTAATAAAGATTTACCATTACTTCCATTACCTCTATAAATATTAAATGTTTGATTTAAATTTTCACCAATTAAACACGATGATAGATGTTCCCACATATAAGTGTTTAATTCTGGTACAGGAAATAGTTGTTTCATAAATTCAGTAATTTCTGCCACTACAGTAGAGTGATATTTGTTTGTCATGTCAATTGGTTCGTATGGAATATTGGTAGATTTTGTAATATAATCTTGCGGATTGCCATCTCTGAAAACCTTATTCTTAAAATCCATTACGCCGTTTGAAAAACACATTAAATATTTGTTTGCATCCATATTTTTATTAAAATGCTTATCATAAAATATGGGTGTTGCCTCACGAATAATATTACCTTTAGCAGCACTGCTCTTTAATTTAACACAGGCTACACAACATCCAGATATTTGCGATTGAAAATGAGCATATAAATCATCTTTTTCTGTGTATTTTTGCAATTCTCTCAAAGCTACATTGCGTTTTGCTTGATACAAATTAAACATATCGGTTGATATTGACATACGCAAAGTATCACCTTTATCGATTTCCCATCTATGATTATCAAAAGCATACCATACTGAATGTTTAATATCAGAACATATGTATTTATCTTTATTTAATTCATATAAAATCATTGCGAAATCCCAATCAGTTAATGTAGTAAGCGATTCTTCGATCAAATAAGACATGGTACTATTTCTTGCTTTGACAAACTCTTCATATGCGTCTTGTTTTGCCCAATACATGATTGATTTGCGAGTAAGTCCACTATTTTTTGTATTAAAATAGTTTTTCCATTTATTGTATAAATCTGGAATTGTATCATAGTCAAAATCACTTGCTTTACTACGTAACATAACCCATGATAAAAACAGCCGTTCATCTGTATCTTTTAATGCGAACGCAACTTGTCTATTTAACAAATGAGAACCTGATTCATAATATTTTTCTGGTAATAATTGAGTATATACATGTGTTTCACGAATATAATATTCACCCGAATTGAGTGCATTCATAATTTTATCCACTGCTCTCGTCAATGTTTCTTTATCACAAATATCCGTTAATTTTATGTTTTCGTCATCTTCATTTTCATTTAATAATCTTACTTTTGTAGTTTTTTTAGCATTTTTTTTTTGTTCATTGTTGTTTTCT